TGCGGAATATCTCGAGTGGGCGAGTTCTTCGGATCCAGAAGTGCTCAGACGGGGCTCCCGGGTTCTCCCTGTATCGCGATGACTCAGGTAAGCAGACCATGGTTCGCTGTGGTATTGTTATCTGGCGCGCGTTCAACGGAGAGCCCGGGAGGGGTCACTATGTCATCCACTTGAATGGTGACATGGCTAATGCCCGTCTCGAGAACCTGGATCTCGTTTCGTACTCAGCGTACCGACAGGCCTGGTATGACGACTACAACGCTCGGATGGATGCTCTCTTCGAAGAGACCCAGTCTGAGTTCGACGACTATATCTTCGGCTCATGTACTGAGTCGGAGGCGGATAGAAGGGTTCGCTTTGGCGACTGAGAACTGGAATACGATCCCCGGCCTCAATGATAAGTATGAGGTCTCGGATCTCGGGCGGGTTCGAAACAAGAACACCGGTCGTTTCCTGACACCCCGGTACAAGGATGGCTGCTATATGTACCGCATGGAGAAGCCCAGTGCTCACGGTAGGGAGCGCAAGGTCTACTCGGCAGCTGTTCTCGTGTGGACTCTGTTCGTCGACAAGATCCCGGATGGGTACTGGGTTCAGTATAAGGACGGGAACCGACGGAACCTCTCGGTTGACAACCTCTACCTGAAGTCCAACTCCGAGTTCCGCAAGGAGGAGTATGAGGAGGGTCGTCTTGGGTTTCAGCTCGTGAGGTCCGAGTTCGACGAATGGATCTTCGGATCATGTCTCGAAAGGAGAACACACTAACCATGACGGTTACGTATCGTCCTGAGCAGATTCAGGCGGTGCGTCAACTGCAGAACGGCAGCATCTTGGCGGGTGGCGTTGGTTCAGGGAAGACCCTGACAAGTCTGGCGTGGTACCTAACGTCGGTTTGTAACGCCGCCTCGTTCGAGAAAGGGGGGTCCTTGGCTAAGAAGAAGGTCAAGGGCTCCCCTACGCTGTATGTCATCACGACCGCTAAGAAGCGGGACTCCCTTGAGTGGGAGGAGGAAGCTGCGCGTCTCGGTCTGAGTACAGATCCTGCATGTAGTTTCACTGGTTCATCCATCGTGGTGGACTCGTGGAATAACATCGGGAAGTACTCGGATCGAGAACACGCGGTATTCTTTTTTGATGAACAGCGTGCTTCCGGCAGTGGGCGCTGGGTCAAGGAGTTCTTGAAGATTACTCGTAAGAACACCTGGCTTCTGCTCTCAGCTACCCCTGGAGATGTCTGGATGGACTACCTCCCGGTATTCATGGCTCATGGTTTCTTCAGGACTCGTACGGAGTTCATGGAGGATCATGTCATATTTGACCGCTTCGCAAAATACCCCAAGGTCAAACGATATATAGGGGAGGCGAAGCTGCAGAGACTTCGTCGGAGTATCCTTGTGGAGATGCCGGTGGAGCGACACACTACTCGTGAGAGGGAGACTGTCTACTGCGACTACGACCGTGACTTGTATAAGTGGGTCGTGAAGAACAGGATGGATCCCTGGACAGAGGAACCCCTTAGAGACGCAGGTGGGGTCTGCAGAATCTTGAGAAAGGTAGTGAGCGACAATGACTGGCGTTCAGAGCAAGCCAAGCGCATACTCTCAAGCAATGAGAAGGTTATCGTATTCTACAACTACAACTATGAACTCGATCGAATCCTTGCAGTTGCGGAGAGCCTTGGAGTGCCTACAGCGCAATGGAATGGACATCGGCACGATGCTATTCCAGGAGGAGACCGATGGATCTATATCTGTCAGTACACCTCGGCGGCAGAGGGATGGAACTGTACTCGTACCGATACGGTTCTCTTCTGGTCCCTCAACTATTCCTGGCGAGTGACGGAGCAGTGTGAGGGTCGGATCGACCGATTGAACACGCCTTATTCTCGGTTGAAGTACTACTTTCTTGAGTCTCATTCCTCGATAGATGAGGCGGTTCGGCGGTCGCTGAGCTCGAAGAAGGTGTTCAACGAGAGGGCATTCGTCGGTTAGAATACGTGTGACGGTGGGTCGGGAGAGTGGTCACTTTGTATTTGGTGGCCATTTTTCCGTCCCACTGGCCATTTTTGTATGTTACAGAAGTGACAGATGTTACTCATCACACGTATTGTGGACAAAAAAGTGGCCACGTAGGTGTCACACGTATTGTGGACTTTTCCTTGGAATTGCAACGAAAGGTCACAATGTGGCCATTTTTAGTAAAATATATATATTGATTGATTGATTGATTTTTTAATATATATATAAGTATAGGGCTTTTTTTTGTCCACCCGCATCCAAGGGCATCCCTTCCACTACAATACGTGTGACACCCCTCGTCGTAATCTACGCATATAATGATAAGAAGGATAGAAACAAGCCTATCCATTCTTATAGGCTTACCCAGAGGAGCACACCATGCGTGAGTCACAATTCCAAGCACAGCTCATCAAGAAGCTGAACAAGATGCTGCCCGGGATCATCATTCTAAAAAATGATCCCAACTACATTCAAGGTATCCCTGATCTGATTCTTCTCTACAAGAATCGTTGGGCAGCCCTTGAGGTGAAGCGAGGCGCCATTGCCTCAGTCCGTCCGAACCAAGCACACTATGTTCGGACCATGCATGCGATGTCGTATGCCGCATTCATCTACCCTGAGAACGAGAGCGAGATCCTCAGTGAAGTTCAACAATCACTCACAGCTTAATGGAGCTCACGCATTCCTTTCCGCCAGTAAGTATCATTGGCTCAACTACTCCCCCGACAAACTGATCGAGACCTTCCGGACAGCCCAGGCCGCTGCGAAGGGTACTCGTCTTCACGAGCTCGCTGCTGAGCACATTCGATTGAAGATGCGTATGCCTCGAAACAAGGTGACATTCAACAACTATGTTAACGATGCTATTGGGTTTCGGATGGAGCCGGAGCAAGTCCTGTTTTACTCGGTCAACTGCTTTGGCACTGCTGACGCTATCTCCTTTGACAAGGGCCTGCTTCGCATCCACGATCTGAAGACTGGCGTTCACCCCGCCAAGATTGATCAGCTCATGATCTACGCGGCACTCTTCTGCCTCGAGTATGATGAGCGTCCTGGGGCTATTAACTACGAGCTCCGTATCTACCAGAATGATGATATTCAGGTAGCGAACCCTGAGGGCGATGATATTGCCCCGATTATGGACACCATCATCCAATTCGACAAGCTTATCGAGAAGATCAAGGAAGAGGAGGCCTAATGGATCTCGCCCACTATGGTGTTAAGCGCCGTTCCGGGCGCTATCCTTGGGGTTCTGGTCAGGACCCGCACCAGCACTCTGGTGACCTGCTTTCCACCATCAAGGACCTCAAGGCGAAGGGTCTTTCCGAGACTGAGATCGCCAAGGGCCTTGGAATGACCACCACCCAGCTTCGAGCCCAGAAGTCCATTGCTAAGAACGAGAAGCGTAAGGCTGACGTTGCAATGGTGGCCCGGCTCAAGGAGAAGGGGATGTCTAACACGGCCATTGGTCGCCGTATGGGCATCAACGAGTCCTCCGTTCGAGCGCTTTTAGACCCCACCCTCAAAGAAAGGGCGGGGAGTACTGAAGCTCTGGCCAAGGAACTCAAGAAGCAGGTCGGTAAGGACGGTCTCCTTGACGTCGGACTCGGCGTTGAGGTCAACATGGGTGTTACGAGCACCAAGATGAAGACCGCAACCGCCATGCTCGAGGCTGAGGGCTATCACATCCACAAGGTGAAGGTCCAGCAGCAGACGACTGGCAAATTCACCGAAATGAAGGTCCTGGTGCCTCCGGGCATGGACTACAAGACGGTTCTGGCCAAGCGGGGCGAAATCAAAGCCCCCGGTGTAAATATTGAGGACCGGGGTCGTACCGTGTACGGTATCGAGAAGCCCACTGCAGTTTCCAGCAAGCGACTGAAGGTTCGCTATGGAAACGAGGGTGGTACCGATATGGACGGCGTTATTGAGGTTCGACGAGGAGTCAAAGACCTCTCCCTCGGTGGCTCAAACTATGCCCAGGTTCGTATCTCTGTTGATGGTACGCACTACCTCAAAGGTATGGCGATGTACTCGGATGACATTCCTAAGGGATATGATCTCCGGTTCAACACCAACAAGAACCCCACCGGCAATAAGCTTGACGCCCTCAAGAAGCAGACTGGGGATCCTTCGAACCCATTCGGTTCGGTGATTCGCAAGCAGCTTCACTACACCGATGCCCACGGCAAGAAGAAGCTATCGGCGATGAACATCGTCAACGATGAGGGTACTTGGGGCGATTGGTCAAAGACCTTGAGCTCCCAGTTCCTCTCGAAGCAGCCGGTCTCTCTTGCTAAACAGCAGCTGCAGAAGGTTCGAGACAAGCGCCGTGCCGAGTTCGAAGAGATCATGGCTCTGACGAATCCCTCCGTCAAGAAGAAACTACTGCAGTCTTTCGCAGACTCAGTGGATTCTGACGCCGTGGATCTGAAGGCAGCAGCTCTTCCTCGACAGGCCAGCCAAGTCATCCTTCCCGTCCCCAAAATGAAGACCACGGAGGTTTACGCCCCCAACTTCAAACATGGGGAGAAGGTTGTTCTTGTTCGTCACCCTCATGGTGGACGATTCGAGATCCCGGAACTGACAGTCAACAATAAAAACCCCCATGCCAGAAAAGCCATAGGGACTAAGGTTAAGGATGCTATCGGTATCCACCCCAAGGTCGCTGAGCGTTTGTCTGGTGCGGACTTTGATGGTGACTCAGTTCTCTGTATTCCAAACAATAGCGGAAAGGTCAAGACATCACCAGCTCTTAAGGGGCTGAAGGACTTCGACCCCAAGGCTATGTATCCGGCATACCCTGGTATGAAGCCCATGACTTCTAAGCAGAAGCAGATGAAGATGGGTGAGGTTTCAAACCTCATTACTGATATGACTATCGGTGGTGCAAACCAGGCTGAGATTGCCCGTGCTGTTCGACACTCCATGGTTGTGATTGATGCTGAAAAGCACAAGCTCAACTACAAGCAGTCCGAGATTGATAATGGTATCGCCGCCCTCAAGAAGAAATACCAGGGTAAGGCAAACGCCGGGGCTTCTACTCTGATCAGTCGTGCTTCTTCCGAGAAGCGTGTTGCCGAAAGAAAAGCCCGGTCCGCTTCAAAGGGTGGGCCTATCGATAAGCGGACAGGACGCAAGGTCTATGAAGAGACTGGGGCTACATATGTAGACAAGCATGGTAAGACTGTGCTTCGTACCGAGAAGTCTACTAAGTTGGCCGAGACCCATGATGCATACTCCCTCGTTTCTAAGAACGGGAGTGCTATCGAAACGGTCTATGCCAATCACTCCAACGAACTGAAGGCTATGGCTAACGAAGCTCGTAAGGCTACGCTTGCTATCCCCTCTGTTCGAAAGAACCCCCAGGCCTCCAAGACATATGCCCCTGAAGTTAAGTCCCTCAAGGCCAAAGTTAACGAGGCCCTCCGGAATAAACCCAGGGAAAGACAGGCACAGGTCCTGGCAGATGCGGTCATTAGGGCTAAGAAGCAGGCTGATCCTACTCTTGCCAATGATAAAGAGCGTCTCCAGAAAGCCCGGCGCCAGGCTTTAGCCGAGGCCCGTTCAAGAACGGGGGCTGGTAAGAAGCCTTTCGCTATCACTCCTCGAGAGTGGCAGGCTATCCAGGAAGGTGCTGTCTCACAGGCTGCTCTAAACAAGGTTCTTGAACTTGCTGATGAATCAGTAGTTAGGGAACTGGCTACACCTAGGTCGCAGCCTAAGGTATCGTCTAGCATGGTGTCTAGGGCTAAGGCTATGAGTAGCAGAGGTAAGACTGCTGCTGAGATTGCTGAAGCTTTGGGAATCTCAACAACTTCTGTACACCGTGCTCTAGAGGAGGGCTGACCACACCATGGTACACACCCTCTCACAGGGCCTCTCTGAGGAGGTCTACTATGGCTAGGATGCTGTCCACAGTGGACAATCCTTACGATCCAAGAACTTCATGGGACGAATGGTTTGCTTTTGACACTGCCCACGGCTACGGTACCTGTGGCCTCCTGGCCAGGCTGTGCACATCAAGCGATTCGTTAAGTGAAGAACTTGAAATCGAAGAAATTGAAAATGCAATTGATCGAATTCTCAATCTTGATGGAACAAATTTCTATCAAACTTTCGAGATCGATGATTGAAAAATAAAATTTCTTCGACGACACCGGGGGAGGGGGGTTCGCTATTTGAGCCCCCCACCCTCATCGCCGCCCCCTCCATATTTTCCCCGGAGGGATATTTGGAAAGCCAATTGGGGACTAGGTTCTAGGGCCCACAGGAAGTTTCTCGTGTGCTCCTTTCTTCCTGCTGGTCTCGCTCACAACGGGCCCTAGAATCTAGCCCTCAATTGGCCCCAAACGCCCTCTATCTAAGGAGCAACTATGGGTAAAAGGGCCGCAACACCCTCTAAACCCGCTCGAACTGTGGAACAACGAGAGGCGCAGATGATCAATCTAGCGCTTGAGCTCA